GACGGCCGCAGCCAGGTTCGCGCTAGATGGAGTCGCCAAGAACGTTGCAACGCCAGATCCGAGCCCAGAAACGCCGGTCGAGATAGGCAAGCCCGTAGCGCTTGTCAGCGTGCCGCTAGACGGAGTGCCAAGAGCCCCACCATTGACAACGAAAGCACCCGCCGATCCGGTATTGACGCCAAGAGCCGTTACAACGCCCGTTCCGGTCGTAACTGTTGCAGGAGCTGCACCAGCCCCTCCACCAACAACCAAAGCATTCGCCGCAAGCGCAGCGCTCGATGCCCAAGTATTGCCATTGCTGAAATATGGGACGCCGCCTGACGTGCCAGAAATCGTAAACGCTGGGGTCGTAGTCGGATTGGCAATAGATACAATGCCGCCCGTCCAGCTTACGCTTGTGACCGTTCCGGTGCCGCTTCCCGCAGGAGTCGCCCAAGTGCCGTCGCCACGCCAAAACGTGCTAGCCGATGCGCTTGTGCCGCTGCCGAGGTTCGTGACCGGCAGATTGCCGGTAACCTGGGTTGCCAGGCTTACGCCCGTCAATGCGCCGCCGAGCGTCAGATTGCCTGCGCTGGTAACCGTGCCGCTAAGAGAAATGCCGTTGACGGTGCCAGTGCCGCCGACCGAGGTAACCGTGCCTGCCGCCGCTGCGGGGACAGCCCAGGTCCCATCTCCACGCCAGAAGCTCGTAGACGTTGCGCCCGTCCCGCTGCCAAGATTAGCAACCGGCAGATTGCCAGTAACGCCAGTCGATAGTGGCAGACCCGTAGCGTTTGTCAGCGTGACGCTGATTGGCGTGCCCAGCGTCGGGCTTGACATCGTGGGGCTGGCAAGCGTCAGTCCAGAAATGGTCGATGCAGTCGCCCCGAGAGCCACGCTGGTCGATCCAATCGTCACCGAGGAGTTGGTCAGCCCAGCATTGGGAATCGTTGTAGAAGCCGTTACAGCGCTCGCGCCGTTGGCATACATATAACCAGTCAAACCAGTGACGGTCAGCGTGCTGAAAGCGCTAGAGCCAGACGCTGCGACCTTCTGCCATGCCGATCCGTTGTAAACCGCCCAATCACCGACCGCCCACGTGCTGATGCCGTTAAGCGTGGTCGAACCAGCAGTCGACACAACGTAGTAATACCCAAGGGTTCCAACGCTTGAAGTCAGCGTCGGGCTATTGGTTGATGCATTCCAAGTGCCTTGGTACGAATTGCTGGTCGTTGCAATCGTGCTAGCAGCAGTGATGCGCCCTTGAGCGTCAACGGTAATCTGTGGAATCGAGATTGAATTGCCGTAAGTCCCGGCAGTGACCGCAGTATTGGCCAGCGAGACCGTGCCGGTTGAGGTGATGGGGCCACCTGTCAACCCAGTTCCGGTTGCAACGCTAGAAACGCCGCCACTGGTCGATGAAATCGTAATTGTTTGGCCTGGACCGCCATCCGTCAGAACAATATTTGTTCCGGCAGTTAAAACCCGCTCGTTTGGCAGATTGACAGAAGAAGTCAGTACGACATAGCTGTCAGTGGATGACGCTCCACCAGAGCTAATCGGGTCGCCGCCAGCCCCGACCAAAGTGATGAAATTGCCATCAGCGTCGTAAGTAGCGCCGACTGGGACCACGTTCTGAGACGTGACGGTATTTACTTGATTAGTCGCTGACATTTTCTATTCCAAAATAAAGAGAAAAGGCCGACCCTTGTGAGATCGGCCTCCCTTTTCATTCGCCCAGATTAGGGCTGGAATGACAGATCATAACCGTAGACAAAGACGTCCACGGTGGCAGGGTAGCTAGCTGCGGTGCCAACGTTAAAGTACAGGTTCTGGCCAGACTGGGCAGCAGTAGATGCCACCGTTCGCTGCGACACGACCGTAGCGCTCGTTAAGGCATTCAACGTTGCATTCGACACGATTGCGGTGCCGCTTGCGCCAGGCGCTGGAAACACGCCCGCAAAAGGGACTGTTGCAGTGCTCAGGTTCGTCGAAGCATTGGTCACGATAACGTTTGAGACGCTATAGCTGCTGGTGTTAAGCACCGGCAGAACGGTATCACCCGTAACTGCCAGGCTAACGGACTGTGCGCTGCCAAGCAAACGCAGAGCTTGGTTGGAGCCAAGCACCTGTGGATGATTGGCTACGCTTGATGCGGGTCCCGGATTCGCCATGATTTATTTCCTTAAATCTTTGTTAATTAAGCTGCGACTCGGCAACCCAATTCTGGGTAGAGCATCGCCCATCCATACAACACGTCCATACGACAAGGCACGGAATCGTTATTAATTGTATATTGACGGACCACACGAATGGACAAGCCGAGATCTTTATCCGATGCACGACCAGCGAATACGACCCCGGCAGGCAGCTCGAGGTCGGCGCAAGCCAAGGTCTCGCAGTTCCTATGAAGGATAATATTCTGCGGAGAAACCGTGCCAGTGTTGTTAAACGGAGTCACAACAGCCGAGCTGCTAGTAGCCGAAACAAAAACGTTCTGGAATTGGCCAGCGGTGATGATTGCAGGCGAAACCGTAACCGAAGCCGAGCCACCCGAGCTGATGGTCACAGCCGAGGTCACAACGAAGTTACGCAGACGGTTTGTGCCATACGGCTGACGGTTTTGCGGGTTGACCGCATAGACGTTAGCAATGGTGATCACGTCGCCCTGCTGGATTGGAGCCGCTGCCGAAGCTGCTGCAATGGTGATCGTCGAGGAGGATGCCCAGCCAGAGGTCAGCGAGCCGCTGAACGTGGCAGTGTTGGTCGACAGGGTTGCAGTGGCATAAGAGCCAAAGGTCTGCGACACAACGTTCTGGTCCATCTTCCAACGCATTCCAGCCGAATCGGTGCCCATCATGCCCTTTTCGTACTGATCGCTGATCTTTTGGCTAGGCATAAACAGCCCTTTCAGCGAATCAACGATGGTAGCCGAGGTAAATGGCTCGACGATACAGGCACGGCGACCGTCCCGTGGTGCCCCTTCCGAGTCCAGATAAGCCTGGCCGGTCAAGTAGGTCAACAGCGAGGTCGGAGGAACGCCAGCCGTACCAACAATGTTTGCAATGTTGTTCTTGGCAAGCACCAGACCGTCACGGTCAATCTTGTTGGCGATAGCAGCAACGCCAGGCTTGATCACGCGATCCGAGAACATATCCAGCGAGAGAGCCAGATCAGCAGTCGAGAATTGCGTATCAACGTGGAATTGAGTATTCAGCGTGACAGGGATTGAGGTTTCGTTGAAATCCTCAACCGACAGAGCTGGTCCGGTCGTACCAATGAATCGAGCGGGTTTACGGACATTGACCGTCGAGCCAATCTTGGCACCGGCAACAGCAAATTGATCGTCATATTCACGATTGACTTCGGAAGTGAACGTGAGTTCGTTCTCCAAAACCATCAGAGCTTCATTGGTGATCTTGCTGATCGTAAGCAAGGTATTAGACATTTTCGTTCCTTTGCGTCAATGACGCAGAATTGGTTAGCGTATCTTCCCGGCTTGCCTTGCCGCTTTCCACGCTGCGTAAGTCCCGTGATATTCGCCTTTGGAATTCACCAGATTATCAGCGCTCGCATTGCTTGACTTGATAGGGTTAATCGGTGCTGGTGCTTTGCTTTTTACCACAGAACGTTCTGGCTTGCCGGTTTCCGCTTTCTCAAACTTAGCTTCAAGTTTGCCAATAGCCCTCAAAGCCTGCGCCACACTCATTTCATTGAAAGACCGGGCTTGATCCTGATTTGACGCCAAGTGATACAGGATTTGAGGTCCTACATCTGATTCCAGAATTGCGTCCCGAATGTGATTCGGCACTACAACATCACTAGAAACCACCATGTCATCAAAATCAGGCATTTCTGCCTTTGCTGCCTCAAGCCTTTTTGCCCAGGTTTGTGCAACCTTGGCATTTTGCTCCTGCTGCCGCCTTTCTTGATCCTGCTTATCGCGCTCTTTCAGAGCCTTCTCAGCGCTATATTCAGCCAACGCTTCTGCATATTCAAAAGCATCAGTGAATTGGTCCGGTGTCGGCTTTTGATCTTCAGCCTGAGCCCTTTGGGGAGCCTGGCCTCGCTCGAGAGCCTGTAACCTTACTTCCAGAGCTTCCCTTGCTTCGCGCTCTCGCTGAGCATCTGCCCTAGCTTGCTCGCGTTGCTTGGTTAACTCCGAAAACCGCGCTTGTAGCTTCGTCGGTTTACGTTCGTTTTCTGTGGCTGGCGCATCTTCTTCTGCCTCTGGCTCATTCTCAACCTCTGATTCGACCGGCTCCGCTTGTTCAGCGGCCTCAGTCGTTTCTTCGGGAGCTAAACCCAGTTTTTGGGCAAAAAATTCTGCTTGATTCTCACTTGTGACAACTTGCGTTGTCTCTCTTGGCTCTGCTGACATGGATTGCCACGGATATACCCAATGAACGCATTGGTACGACTTCGCTTGTATATCGCAAATGGTAATCCGTGTCAAAGACTATTGCATAAACGGGTTCTGCCCTTGGTCAACATCTTGCACGGCATAGGTTGCTGCCATCATTTGCTCGGCATTTCGACGCTCAATCTCTTGAGCCAATGCGTCAATGGGCATATTGTGAATCAGCAGGTTAACCAGCGCATCAATCTCAGTCTTGTTCTGACTAGTAATTGACCGGGTATTCTGGTCGTTGACCTTAACCTCAGCCATTGTCTCGGTGTTGTGAGCTCGAGCAGTGACGTCCATGAGCTTGCGCTTGGTTGCGCCATCTTCTTTGATCTGCGCCACCTGGCCACGATTGTTGATCTCGAGCTGCATAGCCTGCATCTGCTGCTGCATCTGCTGAACCTGCTGCTTGGCCTGCGCTAGCTGCATCTGAACCTGTGGCGGGACGTCTGACTTCTCATCAATCTGCGCCAATGGGTTAACCGCTGCCAGCCGGTCGGCAATGATCTCGGCACCAGGGAAGTCCATTTGTCGGAACACCAGATCGCCCGCTGCTTGGAATAGCTCCGGGCTTGCGCCGATCAACGGCATCATTGCCTCGACTGCCTGCACGCGCCGGCTGGCATAGCCTGGCCCCGTGTCCATGCTGACGTCGTACTCGCCAACCGTGACGTCGTTCAGCACCCGCCCGACTTGGGACGCTTCATTGATCGTAATCAAGTCTGGCTTGCCATCAACGCCGATGATGCGCATGACCCGCTCGCTGTCGTAGATCTTGGGAATCAGATCAAGAATGATGCGACCAGTCTGGGCAATGGATTTGGTCAGGTTGTCGTAATAGTGGAAATTGGTCATATCCACTTGCTGCTGCTGACCGTTCAGCGCTTTGCCACTGACGTTGCCGGTCGGTAGCTGGCTCGGATCAAAAATGCCTACAACCTGCTGTAGATCGCTGCTAACGGACTCTGCCGCTTGCATAATCCCTAGAGGTGGTGGTTCTGGTTGCAAACGGGTCGGCGCCGGAGCTGGTCGACCTTCAATATCGGTCTGCTTGTAGCGCAGCACGGGCGAGGCTTTGATGTTAGCCGCTGCCCACTCGGTCTCATGCCCCTCGTCCTGCCCCTCGGCCAGCAACCATTTGGCTTTTGGAGCCAGAGCAATCGCTTCGGTCATGGAGGTCTGCCAGAAGTTGTACATCTTCTGGGGATCTTTGGCATAGCGCACCAAACCGTACTTGATCGACTTGCTGTCAATCACGATCCGTCCACCGTAGACCGGCACGACAGGGATAAATTTACCTGGCCAATCGCGCTCTTCAAGAATCTCCATGGCGGTGAGCTTGCACCACTTAACCACTTTCTTGTAACTGTCGCGCTCGCCAACGATCTCGAGCCCATTAGCCGCCATGAACTCCTTGCTTGGGAGCTGATCTTTGAACAAACGGGACTTGTCGTTCAGCAGGTAGAGCTTGGCTGGCGCGCGCTCGATGTAGAAATACTCGGCAATCCGCACGTCCTCTTTAGTTACCCATTCCGGGTTGCTATCGCCGCCACCTCGAGCCGAGAAGTTGCCGCCGTCGTCAGCGTCCGGGTACATATCCCGAAACTTGTCCTTGCTCATGATCGTGGTGATCAAGCAACGCTCTTGGTCAGATCCGTCTAGCGCCGTGCTGTTGGGATCGAAATAAACGCTGAACGGGTTTTCGATGGGCTCAATGTAGATCTCTTGGTCAAAGCTGTCAGGCGACGTGTAGTCAGTCACCACGCGCCAATAACCCCAACCCATGCGCACAGCGTACTCAAAAGCCTTGTCATAAGCGCTATCAGCGTCGCTGTTGATCTCAATATGTCGGCAGATACCCTCGACAACCTCGGCGGTTTCTTTGTTTGAATAGCTGTTGCATGGATGGACCTTGATGCGCGGGCGCTGCTGACGCTGCTGGTTGGCGATCTGCCGGCAATAGGCGTCGAGCTTATTGATCGTCAGGCAGGGTCGGGCCTCGAGGTTGCGGCTGTTCTGGATCTCAACGGGCCACTGATCGCCGCTGACAAAACGCAGATCGTCCAGCGCATCAGATCGGTTGACGCTATCGGCTTCGTTGGCCAGGCGCAGGAATTTCATTGCGTCGGCAATGCGGCTATCTTCGCCTTCGTTTTGATAATTTGCCATGTCAGCTCATCCAGTTAGTCGGTAGCGTAAACGTCTGTTGTTTCTTGCGTTGCTTGGGCTCGTTGACCATCAGTCCGATGTAGCGGAATGCGTCAGCGCCGTGCGAATAATGGTCGTGAAGAGGAGACTTTGAGAATCCACCCGTCTCTGGGTCGACTTCGTAGCGGTAATGGCGCAGACAGGTAAGACCTTCTGCGCAGGCTTCTCGGTCGAACCAGCAGTTGTTGAAAACAGTTCGCGCAGCATTGATAGAGTCAGCAACAGGCACCCTTGG